CTGAACAAATGACCGTTGGTGGTACTGATCTCTATGTTCATAAGTATGCAGGCCCAAAGGATCAAGGACCTTCTGCTGATTTTACGCAACCTCAATACAGTTCTTTGGACCCAACAAATATACAAGATTTGTTGTTTTTAGAAAACAGAGACAGAAAATATGAGAAGGATATTTATCGATTACGGGGCCATTATAACGTACAAAACTTAGACTTTGATCTTAGTCAGTTTGGCTTATTCTTAAGTAATGATACTATTTTTATTAATGTTCATTACAATGACATGATCGATATCATAGGCAGAAAATTAATGGTAGGTGATGTCATCGAATTACCTCACTTACTAGATTACAATCCATTAAACGATGATGCTACAGAATTTCCAGTAGCACTGAAAAGATTTTATCAAGTTACAGATGCTAACTATGGTAGTGAAGGTTTTTCACAAACATGGTATCCTCATCTATGGCGTATCAAATGTGAGAAGTTAGTAGATAGCCAAGAGTTTCAGGATATCTTACGTCAACCAACTGATAAAGACAATTACTTAGGTGATTGGGATAAGAGTAAAACATACCCTGCAGGGTATACAATGACATTTGGTGATAAAAACTATATCGCATTACAAGAAGTGCCGGCAGGAACAAAACCCGGAGACACTGATCCAGATCCGTATTGGGAACTTGATACAGGCAAAACTCTTAAAGATGTATTAGGTCGATACAATGAAAACGTTAGAATCAATGATGCTAACTTAAAAGAAGCGGCACGTATTGTACCGAAGGCCGGGTATGATACATCTAATTTATATGTCGTACCTGGCTATGGTATCTTTGAAGCAAACGGTGTACCATCTGACAAAGAAAATCAACCCGCACCTCCTGTCGATGTACGTTCATGGATGCCCGGTAATAGTCCATTAACTGCTACTGGTGAAGTCATTACTATGAAAAGTGACAAATACAAATATGAATCTACTGGTATAAGAATACCAAAAGAAGTTATTGATGTGATGCAAGCCAAACATGGAGAAGCAGGTATAGACTTAGAAGCAATGATAGAAAAGTTTGTACAAGCAAACTTATCGATTGCAGTTGAAGCACCTGAAATGTCATCAACAGGCTCAGGGCAGATGGAAGGAACAAAACTTCTAACAGTTAATATTTCAGGACCTGTAACAGGTCCGTATGGTACTGCTGATAACACTTATGCAACAGCAGACCAAGATCCGACAGCGGCAGGGTTCACAGGTACGGAACCTTATGGTCCGAATACAATGGACTATCGTGCTGACTGTGATCCTCGTTTTCAATACATAGCAAGATATACTCCACGTGACTTTGGTTACACGTCAGGATATTTAAGTGGTGAAGGTACTCCACCAAACGGTTTACCTGCAGGTGCAGGTATTTCGTTCCCGGCGAGTCCACAAGTAGGAGATTATTTCTTGCGTATAGATTATACACCTAATGTTCTGTATCGTTGGTCTGGTACTCTTTGGTTAAGAGTTAGTGAGGATGTAAGAACTACAACAGGCTTTACAAAAGAAGATACATCGCAACTTTCAGGCTTCATAAATAACGATGCGAATATATTTAGTAACAACGATGGGGCAAACATATCATCTGCACAAGGTCTAAGTGGTATATTAGACATAGCACCTGATAACAATCCACCAAGTGACGGAACCTAATGGCACAATATTTTTACGACAATCAAATAAGAAGATTTTTATTACAGTTTGCTAAAATTTTTAGCAACTGGTATGTGACTTCAGGTACTGATCCTAACGGCAATCCTATACTCGTTAGAGTACCTATCCAATATGGCGATGCAAGTAGACAAGCATCAACGATTATAGCAAACAACTCTGCGAGTAATTTACCATCGGCACCTTTAATAACTTATTTTATTAACGGATTAGAATATGACCAAAGACGTACACAAGAGCCTTACTTTGTAGAGAAACAAAATGTACGTCAAAGAGACTACGATCCAACTACAGCCTCTTACGGCGAGACACAGGGTCAAGCATTTACTGTTGAAAAGTTAATGCCAGTACCGTATACACTTAGACTACAAGTAGACTTTTGGACAACTAACTATCAACAAAAATTAGAATTGATTGAACAATTAGGAACACTATTCAATCCATCATTAGAAATTCAGAACACTGATAACTTTATAGACTGGACATCGTTAACAGTTGTCTATCAGGATGGTCTTACATTTTCATCTCGTACTATACCACAGGGAACAGGTAATCCTATTGATGTTATGTCATGGAAGTTCTATTTACCCATGTGGTTAACAACATCTGCTAAACTTAAAAAGTATGGTGTTATTAACAAGATTATTACTTCTATCTTTGAAGGAAAAACTCAACAAGATATGCAAGATGATGACTTGTTACTAGGTACAAGACAAAAGATATCTCCATATGGATATCAAGTGTTGTTTATAGGTAATTCATTACAGTTGCTACCACAAGATCAACCAGATCAACCTTCTAATTTCTCATTAGATAAACCAGTTAATCCAGACACTGATTTATATTGGACATCTATTTTAAACATGTATGGTGCATACCGTGGAGGTATTTCACAAGTTGCATTACAAAATCCATATATGGATACAGAGATTATGGGTACGATTGTTGTTGACCCGCTTGATGATCGTTATTTAATTTATAATGTAGATGCAGATACCTTGCCACAAAACACATTAGATCCTGTAACCGCAGTTATTAATCCTCAAGTATCAGGACCAAACAACGGATTACCAGGACCAGTCCCTAACATCAGATATCTATTAACACAAGATATTGGATCTGACACTTCATCATGGGGTACAATAATAGGTAGTCAAACAGGTACATCAGTATTACCCGAATCACAAGTTGCAACTACAATGACTCCTGGCACATTATATCAGATTGCTACTATAGGTACAACTGACTTTAGATTCTATGGTGCACCAAATAATACTATAGGCACTCAGTTTACAATGAACAATGTACAACCAGAGGGTACAGGAACAGTATACACTGTTGTAGAAGCAAAAGCAAATGACATTGTACAATTCAATGCAGATATTATGACTTGGTTTATTGCGTTTGATTCTACTATCAATAAAGATGAACTAGAGTATGTAACTAATTTAACTACAGAGATTCAATATCGTTGGGCGTCTACTCCACCTGATTCAGTTCAACCTGGATTGCCTGCTCAATGGATGAAATCTTATGAAGGTTATTACAATGAAGGTGACTATAGTATAGTTATTTAAAGGCGCTCCTGTCACCTACTAAATAATTGTATGACAATCATTATTAATCAATCAGCCGGTATTTTCTTTTACTGCAAATCAACTGCACGATCATTGTATCTACTACGCAACGAGTCTAAGAATCCTACTTGGTCTATTCCTGGTGGCAAGATTGAAAAAAATGAAACATTGCTTGATGGATTAAAACGAGAGTGTATGGAAGAAATTTCATATTGGAAAGATGATTTTAAATTAGTTCCTGTACAGAAATTTGTTAATAACACATTTGCATATCATACGTTCTTTTGTGAGGTAGAAAAAGAATTCATGCCCATTTTAAATGATGAACATTCTGGGTATGCTTGGGTAGGTAGTGACAAATATCCGAAACCTCTGCACCCCGGATTGTTCTCTACAATCAATATAGATAACGTAGTAGCCAAGTTATCTAGTCTAAAGAACTTATAGAAAGCCCTCAGAGACGTTCTAAGACGCATAGTTTACTTTTATACATAGATAGATGTTATTGATCAACGTTGCTCAGAGGGCAATTTATAGAGTCTCAGGAGTATACCCAAAAAGAAAGGGTGACTAGCACCCCTTCTCAATCTAAATAAATTTAGCGTGACATCCAAAACTCAATAACCGAGTATCCGAGTGTTCCTGCTACCATACCTGCTCCGATAAGCATCCATCTCCAACGTTCTAAGGCTGTAATTTTAATAGCCATTTCATCATGTGATGCTTGATTTGATTTTTGAAAATCAATCAACATCTTGTGAGTTGATGCGTTGCCTTCTCT